GTAAAGTAGTATCTGCTGAAATTCTAGCAGTTTCTTCTGTTGTGATACTAGCTGTATTAGTGTCTATATCAGCTTCTGCTGTTGTTAATCTTGTGTCTAAAGATGAAGTGTCAATAGTAATAGTTTGGCCATTAGCAGTAGTCTGAACACCGTTAGTACCAACTAGGTTTAACGTTTGACTATCCAACTCAACAGCACCAGTACCGCTATCTCCTGTAAAGTCTAAATCTTGCGTGTCCGCAGTATCATACAATTCTGTAAAGTTGCTGTTAACCTTTTCAAATGCATTTCTTAATGGGTCTCCAGTCCCATCATTTGCTGCTTGACCTACATTAATTATTTCTTTTGCCATCTTTAGATTTATTTTTTAAGTAAATGTTTAATTTCTTTTCGTTTTCTTGTTTGGGCCTATAAGCCTTCTTTTGTTTGTTTTCTATAAAACCCATCCAGTAAAGTTTATGTCTCTGTGAGGATACATACCATCATCTTGATTAGTTATAAATTCAGGGAATAATTCACTGTTAAAATTCATATAATCAATAAATCTTTGAGTATAAAATTCAGCAGTTTCTTGTGCGTGTTCCGTAAGCGTTCTTATCTCCGTTGAATCAACAGAGACTGAGTTTTCAGAGCTGTGCTTATAAATACCTCCATTTGATATCTGATAAGCAGCATAAGGAATATATGCAGCCTGAGCATACCAAATAAGCATAGGTTTGATATATTCATTTACTAGCGTGAGATAACTATTACCTAGAGTATTATTAAGTACATCATTCTGTAGTCTGTCGTATAGAGCAGTTCCTAAATAGGTTTGAATGTTCGTGTCTTGAGCAACTTCAATAAATTGAACTAATTTGTCGGCATCAATATTACCGTCAAATATTGACTTTCTTTTAAGCTCCTTTAAAGTTATAAATAATGCTTTCATATTATTCCTCTGTGTTTTCTATTGGTTCAGCATCTACTTCAAAATCTAATATCTCCTCTTCAGATAACTCAACTTTGTCAGAAGATAGTTTCTCACCAGTCTCTTCCTCTCTCTTGATCTTAGTAGCAATATTATCTAGTTCAGTAAATTCAATTGGCTGAAGTGTTGTAAAGTACAAGTCAAGCATAATACCGTTAAAGGAAAGTAATTCTTTAAAAGCATCTATTAAAAGGGCTTGAAACGGTCTAATAACTATATTATCCATAAGGATAGAAGCAGTTCTAAGCTCCTCTGCATTATTACCAAATCCAGTGTTATCTTTAATACCTAAAAGAATAGGTGATACAACTCCGTGTCCTATCATAATTTTTTCTCTACTCTCTGTAGCTAAGAAGTCGTACTGAGCGTGAGCATCTGGCAAGTGTATCGGTTCTACAGTGGACTGGCTTTCAGAACTCTCATTAAAGGCCAATATAAATCTACCAGCGTTTGAAGACCCACTGAATTTATCATAAATCTTTCTCTCTATAATCTCTTGAATCTCATCAGTAGGGATTCCATTATTAAAGTTTAACAATAAAGAAGGTTGTAAACCATTCTTAATATTGTTTAAGTGATAATTAGATACCTCTTCTTCTAAAGAACAGTACTGTAAACAGCCTTGATAATCAACAGGACTGTAATAGTAAAAGCCTGTTCTATAGGGCTTTACGCAGTATATTTCTATATTCTCACCTTTACTTCCATTCTTATAAGAAGGTATTCGTTTAGGTTTGTCGTTAGGCTTTATATTCATCCAATCTGGGTGATAGTAATAAGCGTTAACTTTACCATCTTTGGCCTTTTCAGCTCTTAAAGTCTCCATAGGAAAGTGATACAATCCTGATATTTCTTTCTTACCTTTTTTATATACAACCTGAATAGCAGCTTGACCTAATATCTTTAAGTCATTAACCATTCTCCTAACGTCTTTAGGAGCTAGGATAGCTTGCATCTTACCGAACATTTCAGGCTTCTCTGTAGAGTCTGTTGCGTTTAAACCTCTACCGTAAATCATATCTACGATACCGTTAATACATCTTGAGTTGGTTGGACTACCTAAATATCTCTCTATAAGTTCAGCAAAGTAGTCATTATCATCACCATACTCCACCCAATCGTAACGCTTACTTTCAGTTACACTAGGCACTTCATATCCTGATAAATTTAAGACTCTAAGACTAGAATCATAAGACTTCTTAGGAGTATCAACTGGTCGATTTCTCTTTATATTTTTTCTGCTCATATAATTATGTATTGCTGTTCTCCGTCTGTTGTTATTAAGTCAACGGTTATAACTGAATTATCCGCAGAAACTAATATTGAATCTACAGAATATGGTTGTGCGAATAAAACGTATTCATTTAGGTTAAGAGTGTGAGGTATCGTTTCATCAACTTGAGAAGTACAGTATATTTTACCTCTGTAAAGAAGTATCTCACCTTGCCTAACCTCCATAGAATAAGTTGTCTCTTCAGACAAAATATTAAAAGCACAATCTATATCTAAAAAACTACCATTTAATTCAGAAGTTAAGTCATATACAGCTTGTTTCTTTCTAGTGCCATCCTCTATTATTGCTATTGATATATCGTCAGCTACAATATATCTTCTTGGTATAATGCTTATTGTTTGAGGATCTGTATTTGGTAATAACCTTATCATATAATTATAACTAAATAACCTTATTTCTGTTCACAAAAAAAGGGCAGCATTTCTGCCACCCTAATTTATCAAAATGAAACTCTTTTTTACCCTTGTTAATAGAACAAAGGTATTTTTTACTCTTATTAGGAGTTTGTTCCTTCTACAATAGTTACTGTTGCACTAGTCATTCCTGCAAAAGGATCAGCAGCAGTTGGGCTAGATACAAAGTTTGCAGGTTTTACTTCCATACCAGCAAGAGTTAAAGTGTAACCACTTAAATCTCCCATAGCAGCTCCAGTAACAATAGTACCACCAGATACATCAGCTCCATTTTCAAGACCCATTAGAAACACATTACCGTTGTAATCTTCAACAGCAACGTGAGGATGTCCGTAAGCCAAGAGTTTTATCTCTTTATGGTCTTCCTTAGACAACTTCTTTAGGGTAAGGTTTAATGTTTGCTCAAAGAATGTTGTTCCATTCTCTCTTGAGGAATTAACAGCTTGCTCGAAGCTACTATTTCCTTTTAGTTCATATTTGTAAGCAGAAAAAGTTCCTGTCATATCGGTAATCTCATCCTCCGTTTGAGTTACTGTTCCTAAGTCTGAATAGTCAACAAAGTAAACAGCTTTAAGACCACCAACTACGTCTTTACAAGGTTCTTTTCTACCTCTAGTTAAATCACAAGCCATATTATTATTGTATTAAAAAAGGGTAGGTAGGCTTTTCGGCTTACCCACCCCTTTAAGTTAATTAATTGTTTTATTAGATTCCGTAAGATACGATATCTCCTACGATTCCGTACTGTACACCTGCTGTAAATCTCATTACAACACGAACATTTTGAGAACCATCTAAGTCAGCCATATCGATAACTTTTACTTGGTTATAGTCAGATAATAGACCAGTACCAAAGAATAAGTTAGACTTTTCAGCAGCGATTGCAGTGTTGTCAGCAAGACCGTTAGCAACAAATATTTTAACTCCGTCAAAAGTTAAACTTCCGTTGTTCCACCACTGAGTTCCCATAGCGTTTGTACCGTTAGCTCCTAAACCAGAACTTCCAAATCCACCTAAAGCTCTTACATAAGCTCTAGCGATATTTTGAGATACATAAAGGTTTAAATCTTCACTTCCGTAGATAGTAGAAGGAATAGCATCAACGATACTTCCTAATTGTGCAATTACGTTTGCAGCATCTACAGTAGTACCTACAATTTTAGAAGCACCTGTATGAGCAGCATCTGCGTCAAGTAAAGTAGTCAATCCATCAAACTGTCCACTTGTTGCAGTAGAACCTTCCCAGATAGAAGTCTCAGTTCTTTGTGCTACTTTAGCAGCAACGTGAGCTACTAAGAAGTCAGCAAAAGAAGGAGGCAAGTTGTCAAATGCAGAGTATCCCATTTGGATAGCTTCCCAATCAGAAGCAAAGTCTTTCTTACATAATTGCAAGTTTACTTGTTGCTCTTCTGGCTGAAGGATTCTCTCAGCAAGAGTTAAAGTAGAAGTTCCATCAAAGTCACAAGAGGCATCCTTTACGATATCATCTGTAGCAACAGTTTTGATTACTTCTTTGAATTTTACATTTGGTTTTACAGTGATACCACCGTTAGCGATAGTAGCACCTTCTAATAATGCAGCAGAAATGTACTTTCCAGCAAATTCTCCAGCATAAGTAGTAGTAATTGAAGTTGAAGTTGGCATAATTTAATTTTTGTTTGTTGTTATTGTTATTTACTAATTCTTGCTAGAACTCTATCTAAAGTAGTTAGTGTTCTGTTTTGTGCATATAGGTTTAATGCAGCAGTTTCTGAGACATCCTCAGGAGAGTGCATCAAAGGTTGTTCAGGAGCTTCGTCAGCAGAAAGTTCTTCAGGAACTTCTACCTTAGCTTCTTCTTTAGCCTCTAATTGACCCATCATTTTTTCTACTAAAGCTCTAACCTCAGCTAGTTCTTCTTTAGTTGCGTAAGACAATTCAGCAGCATCTTCTACTACATCTTCTACAGGAACATCCCCTTCAGGAGCTTCCTCTAGTTGAACGTCTTCTTGTGCTTCGTCTTTAACTTCTGGAGTAGCCTCTTCAAGCTGTACTTCTTCTTGTACGGTATCTTGAGTTTCTACCTCTTCTGTTGAAGATAAAAGCACATCTTTCAGTTTTGAAACGATTTCACTTGCTTTCATAAAATTGATATTTATAATTATTACTTATTTACTTGTAGAGTGTTGTATTTTCAACTGTTCCCCTGTCCTGTCAAGCTACCTACTCCTTGAGCTTGTAGAGTTCCATTACAACAATCTTTGGAGTATTTCTTTCCATCTTTACATAAACATCCCCTACTTCCTCCCTTTGGGGATGAATAACTTACTGTGGCTTTTTCTCTCTTCATATGTGGTGCGTTTTTTTATAAGACTATTAGTATAAAGTTCCGTTTTGTGTTCGTTGTATAAAGTATATAATATCCCAAACACTTGCACTACCACCTACTGAAGTTATTTTTAGCTCTACACCATTAGCTACAAAGTCTGCATCTGTATAATATTGCATAACCATACTCTCAGTATGTTCTACATCATTACCTTTAGGAAAAGCTAGAGTACCTGAGACTCTTGCTATTTGTCCTGAACCTTGTAGATTATACTCTAAAAATGTTTGATTAGCATTAGTTGCTTGTGCTTTGAATGCAAGAGTAAATAAATAAGTGTCATTTACGTTTTCACCTAGTATCTTTTGAGTTAAAGAGTCGTAGAACGATATACTTGAATGACTCCTAACTATATTACCTGCGTTATTAGGAACGGTTGTTAAGGTGTCTGCAACTAGAGTTAGCTTATTACTACTAGTGTAAATTGTATCGTCGTATCTTGCCCACCCTGCACTTGATATACTTTGTTGTGGATAAACTATTACGTTTCTTCCATTATGACCCATATACAGGGCATCATCTGTACGCATCATAGCACCGTTCTCGAT